GTGCTCATTATGCAGGCCCAAGGAGGCACTCGTTACGAGCATATGCAGATTGAACAGATTAAGGAACGTGCGCGCAACAACACCCAGAAGCGCACGATTCTCAAACAATTAGTCATGGAGTCGAATTTTGCTGCTACCGATTCTAAGTTTTCACTTTTGGTGAAATCTTACGGCGCCAACAAAACAGTACCTTTGTTCTCACGAACACAGGGAAGAATGCATGACGTTCATGTGCAACTTGCAGATTTCAGAATAAAGGTGCGTATCAACACTCTTGATAAGGACTTTAAGGACTTATGGGAGCGATTGTCACCTGTTATCGTTCTGAACGCCCAAGGATTATTTTCCATTGAACACAACGTACATCACAACACAGAAGGACCTGTCAATGATTTAGCTGAATCCCTCAGCAAATTTATGACCAGTCTCTCTTTCGAAATCCCGTACATTCAGCGTGCGATTTCGTTGTGTTGTAAGATCGTAGCAATGTTAACCACACGATTTAAATCAACGGTAGTTTTTGCCTTGGTTTGTGATATCATCGTTACGAGTGGATTGGAAATTTCTTTGGCCCGGACTATTTGGGAAGCTATTAAGGACCATTGTGCCACCGCAATAAATTATTTGCGCGGTGGTCTCTTTGCCCAAAATAGCGGATTGGACCCTATGGCCTCCATTGCGACTATCATCGCCATTCTTGGCGGAACCGTACTCATGAAGAAGATCCCAAAGGATTCTGAAGTCAATGAGTGCCTAGCTGGAGTGACCAAATTAGGATCTGTAGTTCGCGGACTCGGATCAGCCTGGACTGGATTAGAAAAGGTATGCTCATACGTTATCAAGAAGATATACGAATGGGCTACCGGAATGCCTGCTGAAACAAGAGAATTGGAATTGTACCTGGACGGAATTCAGAAATGGTTCAAGGAGATTCAAGACATGGTCAGTTTGACCAAGTGTGATGAAATTGCCAAGAACAGCGAGACGTGCATTAAATTGAACAATCTCTATCGAGACGGTCTAATTTATGCACAGAAAGCTGCTGAGTCTAAAGCACCACGATAAGTGCTTCAACCATTCAATGTTCATTGGAGTGTGTTGAAGAACTACTACGAGAAAGCGACAGCTAGTGGAGCTTTTAGATCTGGACCGAGAATTGAACCATTGGTGATTTATCTCCAGGGTAGTTCTGGAATGGGAAAATCAGGAATGATGTGGCCTTTGGCTGTGGAATTGTTGAACCTTGACGGAATAGCCCAAAACTCTAACGGCGAACTGGACCCAATGATGGATATCTACATGCGGAATGTAGAACAAGATTATTGGGATGGATACAAAAATCAGCGTGTTGTCATTTATGACGACTTTGCGCAGATTGTTGATTCCGCTGGCAATCCTAATAAGGAGTTTATGGAGATAATCAGGACCGGAAACATAGCACCATATCCACTGCATATGGCAACACTCGAAGAGAAGTCGAAGACTTACTTCAACTCTAGAGTTGTGATATGCACCTCCAACACGAAGGTCAGTCAAATTAGACCTGAGTCTATTGCTTGCCCTGAAGCGGTTAGGCGTAGATTTGACCTTGTTGGAGAGATAGAAGTGAAGCCCGAATATGCGACTTTGCGTGATGGTGTTCCGTATCTGGACCCTGCCAAAGTTAAAGCCATTACTGGAGAAGACAAGCACTGTTTGGATGTTTACCGTATCATCCTAATTGACAGTGTGACCGGACGACGAAAGAGTGGACCGTACTTGACATATAAGCAGTTTGCTAATATGGCAGTACAACATTATCGACGACGATGGCAGAAAGCGACAGCTGCAAATGAGTTTCTTATGGAATATGCAAATCAACTGCATACCGATAAGATGTTTGCTCAGGAGCGTGTAAAGCTTGAGAAAGAGATTGCAGAAGCAAATGCCAAGGTTAAAGAAGCCGAAGCAAATGCTATATTGAAAGCTCAAGCCTTAACTGCCGCTGAAGAAGACTTATGGCTATACGACATGGACTCTGATGTGCGATTAGTCAAGTTGCAAGATATGACGAGTTGGAACAGTGAAAAGATTCTGGAATTTGCAGAAGTCTATCCCGAACTCAGACACTTGTTTCGTGACGAAATCGCTGACAAACTAGACACATTCGTTAACCACATCGACATGCTTGATTATGATTTATTCGAGACATCAGATGCGGAAGACAATGCTATAGTAGCTCAATGGACATCGACCCTTCAAGGAGCGGATTTCTCCATTTGGAAGAATGATGCTGCTACGCGCTTGCGTGAAATGGTGAAGAAGAAACCTGTATTGCTTTATATGATTCGCACTATAGTGAAAGAATTGAAGCAAGAGGTTACTCGCCATTCGCGCGCACTGTTAAGTCGTTTGCGCTCTGAATCTAAAAGCTGGGGAACCCTAGTTGGAGACTTTTGCACAAAAGTCAAAGATTCGCTTTCAGAGCACAAGTACATAGCAGTAGCCTTAGGTTGCGTCCCTCTTATCTGCGGCGCCATAGCCCTCTATTTTAGAGGTACAAGTGGCGACGCAGTGGAACAAGACGGACCTTTGGTTGGACCAGCGCATGAAGGACTGACGCGAGGATCTCGTGTTTATCATAAACATGAGTGCATGGGATGCCTTAAGATATTCGGACATATCCACAAGATTGCACCTCTGAAAACATCCCTTGGATGGGGACAGATTTGTCCTGAGTGTGATCGGAAAGAAATTGTAGCCTTTCCACAGCGATATAGTGACGGCGAATCTGGATTCAGCGTCATATATCCTGGAGAACAACGGATTGGCAAATACAATTACGAGTGGTATGCTGAGATATCTGGTTCTGGAGATCCAAAGACCAAGAGCAAGAAAGAGAAACTGACAGTTGAACTTACTGCTTCTGGAGATCCAAGAACCAAGAAGAAAGGCAATCTCACCACTGAATTCACCGCTTCAGGAGATCCAAAGACACGGAACAAGAAAGCACTGCGTACTGAGCATGAATTGACTCTAGACTCGGACGATGAGTTTGAATCTGATGATTACGAACCAATCGCCGAAGTTGCCGAGGAAATGAAAGCTCAGTTGCAGCGTGATCCTAATGCTTTTGCAGTTTCCCAGAAAATTATACGTAATATGTATAATATGGAAATGTACAAGAATGGATCATACGGAACACGGATCAAAGTGTGTTTTATCAGAGGACGAATAGCCCTCACTGCCGGACATCTCATCCCCTGCTTGGAAGGAGTAGAGAAAGTACGGATTTGGAACCACTTTGCAAAGGACGGACATACAATACCTATTGAACAGCTGAAATGGAAGAAGGTCGAGACTGCTAAGGGAGATACGAAAGATCAAATGTTGATTTGCTTTCCCCGATCGGTACACGACCATCCTGACCTACTCAACAGTATCGCTACTCCTGCTGAAATGACCAGATTTGCGACGATCAATGGTTGTCTCTTGACACCATCGGACCAAATGGCCATTTTGCGCTATGGGAGTGTGAAATCTGTTGACCGAGAACGACAATACGACGACAGCGAGAACAGACGTTACAGTATCCGAAAGTCATATGAATATAGCATGGAAACCAAGGATGGTGAATGTGGCTCTATTCTTATGGCTATTAGCTCTGGCATTGCACGGAAAATCATTGGGATTCACGTGGCCGGAGGTATGGGAATTGGAGTGTCTGCTCCTCTGAATGCTAACGATGTATTGTTTACGATGAGGAAACTTCCAATGGATGCTCAAGTAGTTTTGAATGTCGATGAGCTTCTACGACCGATGGCCGCATCGGAGCAGGTTAACCTTCCTGAGGGTGACTTTGTACCCGCAGGTAAGGCTATTTTCAAGGTAGCTTCGCCAAGCAAGACCGCGCTCAGAGAGAGTGCAGTGCATGGCAAAGTCACACCAGTGATTACTGCTCCCAGTGCTCTAGCACCATTCCGCTCTTGTGGAACGGTGATAGACCCCATGAAAATTGGATTGAAGAAGGCTGGCGCTATACCGCCCCCTCTCGATCAAAAACGATTGGAGATTGCACTGAATGATGTTGAGCGGATTGTGAATACAGCCGCTGAACCCGACCATCAAAGGATTTTGACTGACATGGAATCTGTTACTGGAGTTGAAGGAGATCCCTTCCTTGCTCCCATTAACAGAAAGTCTTCCCCCGGATTCCCTCTAACGAAGGAAAAAGATGGGAAGCCAGGCAAGATGAAATGGCTTGGAGAAGAAGATTATAAACTAGATGCTGGCATCCAGGCAGGTATGCGCGAAGTTATTAGGAATGCGAAGAAAAATGTTCGCACTCCTACTATCTGGACGGATACCCTAAAGGATGAACGCAGGCCCTTGGCTAAGGTCGCTGCTGGCAAAACGCGAGTTTTTGCTGCTGGACCTATGGTTTATACTCTTGCCTTCCGCAAGTACTTTCTCGGATTTGCTGCCCATTGTGCCAAGAATCGCATAAATAATGAGATTTCTATTGGTACTAATGTGTACTCTTACGACTGGACGCGAACAGCTAACAAGCTGCTTACGAAAGGAGAGAAAGTTATTGCTGGAGACTTTTCCAACTTTGACGGAACGCTGATTTTGGACATGCTCGCCGGAATAGTAGACATTGTTAACAAGTTCTACGACGACGGAGAAGAGAATGCCACTATCAGGCGAGTTTTATGGAGAGAGATTGTGAATTCGGTTCATGTGTGTGGAGACGATGTATATCTGTGGACACACTCGCAACCTTCTGGTTGTCCGATTACCGCAATCTTGAATTCCTTGTACAATTCTGTATCTATGCGTTATGTATGGCTTACGGTAGTACCCGAGGAAATGAAGACTATGGCTGAATTCAACAAGCACGTCTCGATGGTTTCATACGGAGATGACAATTGCGTCAATATCTCCGATGCCGCAATCGACACTTTCAATCAGGTGACGATCGCACAAGGCTATGCAACCATTGGAATGACATATACTGATGAGACTAAATCTGGAGAGATGGTTCCATATCGGAAGCTCTCAGAGATTGGCTATTTGAAACGAAGTTTCAAGTGGAATGAGGACGAACATCAGTACATCGCACCGTTGGACATCACCGTAGTTTTGGAAATGATCAACTGGGTACGAGGCGACTTTGACATCGAGTCAAAGACAGTAGAGAATATGGAAACATCCGCATTCGAACTGTCTTTGCATGGCAGAGAAGTCTTCAACGAATGGATCGAAAAGTACAAGAACGTTTCCCGACAGTTTGAGATACGACCTATGTTCCTGACGTACGATGAATATCGTGTGCAGGAAGCATACAAGTATGGAAGGCTGGCGGGTGCTTGCTAAATCCAGGGCTAGGGGCACTCACTAATCACCGTGAGGTGAGTGCAGCAGAGCCCGGTCCCTGGTTCTCGAAAGAGAGGCGGAGGATTTTATCCTATTGATTGGTGTGTGCCGCCATACAACTAGGCTACCAATCCGGTGCTTTTGACCGAACTAGTTTAACCGAGCGTTCGGGAGTTTGAAAACTCAATCGGTTGCTTCAACAAATGAAATAGAAACAAATGATTCTATGAATCAATTGGGTAGCACTATTGAGACCCAAGAAATCACAAAATTCGTTGATGATGTCAATGTTGACTCCTATGAGAAACCATTGATGTCATCAGCAAATGCCTGGACACGTATGGCCGAGGACACCAAGTTGCATGATATTCATGCTATCTTGAGTCGTCCTGTAAACATCATGGACGGAGAATTTAAGACAGAATTTACTAATGTCTCGATTAAATTCCCAGATAAGATCTTTCAGTCATCGACCAACGTGGTCAGCAAATTGGACTATTTCACTTTCTTTCGAGCAAATGTTAAAGTCAAGCTCGTATTCAATGCTACACCGTTTATGAGTGGCAAATATTGGATGTTCTTTGCACCCTTTGACGCCATTTCTAACCGGCCGTGCGATACCGCACAGTTAGCCAATATCACCGGCTATCCCGGCATTGAAATCGACCTTGCATCAAATGCGCCTGTGGAAATCAAGATTCCTTACTGTGCACCACTATCGCATTACAACTTGCTTGATACTCATTCCAATATGGGTGAGCTCTTTATAGTGCCACTCAATGCTATTCAGACTGGAACCTCTCCTGTTTCTCAGGGAGCGACCTTTACGCTTTTCGCGTGGTTTGAAGACATTGAGCTGGCTATGCCAACTTCTAAGAAGATGACAGTTCCATCGGAACCAGAGTCAGAAGTGCTCCGCGCCCAGGTAGGCGTTGAGGAGTTACAGAAGACCTCTGGTCCCCCAATCTCAGGTGTTGCGAACACTATCGCTGGCGCTGCCAGTAGTATAGGGAACATGGTACCTCAGTTGGGTTCGTGGGTTAGACCAGTCGAATGGGTAGCTAGAGCCATTGGAGGCGCTGCTTCAGCATTTGGTTGGAATAAACCAACGAATTTGGATAAGAACTGTCCATTGACCAACATACCTGCGAAGGGTTACACCAACGCAGATGGAATTGATCTCTCGACGAAGTTGGCTGCTATGCCAGACAATGGCGTCACATACGACAGTGGTATGTTCTCTACAAGTGTAGATGAAATGGACTTGAAATATGTGGCTGCAAAGTCTTGCATATATAAAGATGCAGTCAGTTGGAAGATAGATAGCGCAGTAGGAACGGTATTGCATTATGCTCCCGTTACACCATGTCTTACCATGGCAAGCGGGCAACCCACCACTCTAGCATTCTTGAGCTCTATGTTCAGATATTGGAGGGGTGGGCTAAAGTATCGTCTAACCGTAGCAAAGACGGCTTTCCATACAGGAAGATTGCGGATTACGTATAATCCCGGCCTTTATGGAGATGCTGCCAACGCCACCGGCACCGTCTATGAGAACGCATACAATTGGATTCTCGACCTCTCAGTTTCATCTGAGATCGAATTCGAGATTCCGTATGTCTCTAATGTCCCATGGAAGGAGTGCTTCTTAGGAGCTCATAATAACACCGAGTTCCGAAAGGAGAAATACACTCCGGGCACTATCACAGTCACAGTTTTAACGCAGCTTCGAAGAGCTTCAGATTCTGTGGCCAATAATGCTCCCATTAACATGTGGATTAGCGGCGCAGACGATATTGCTTTTGCAGTACCAGATTTTGGAAGTTACGTCGTCTATGGTACTGATACAAGAACTATTCAGCACCAGGACGATGAAATGGTTTTGGACGAAGACGAGCCAGGTGACGAGATCCTCCGAGC